TGGGTGCCTGACGTTCTTGGCGTGGATTACGCAGGATTGATCGCCAAATCCCCGCATACAGAAGGACACGAAGCCCACGATCATATTTGGAAGAACCTACGGGCAATCAGTTCTGAGTTCAAGATACTATTGCTGACGGCAAGTCAGGTGAATAAGGAAGCATATTCTAGCTTCTGGTTGGGGAAAGTCAATTTCACCGGTTCTAAAGGCATCTGGGCACATGCGAATGCGGCTATCGGTATCAACATGAATGAGTACGAACGCGAATCGCAGGTGTGTAGACTAAACTACATAGTCTTGAGAGAGATGGAATTTCTCGCAGATCTTCCTAGTCGCCATATAGCAGTAGCCGGTTCTCCGCATCGAGGCAGATTCCACCTAGTCAGTCGATTTATTTGATGCATAAATCAATATTACCTGCTATAATGCGAAAAGCCGAAAGGTGTTCACCCTTTCGGCTTTTCTGAACACAACGACTATCAAGGAGTCATCGATGTCTGAATTTATTGTAGTACACGGTATCCGTATTGCCAAGTCTTTCGAACCTAAAACAAACGGTCGTCTCACGACCATTGGTCCTAAGTTTCTGTTGCCGGTAGGAACGAAAGACACGCACCACTCGTTTCAGGTTTGTCAGTGCGTTTGCGGCGAAATAAAAGTGATTGAATCCAACACGCTAAGACCGCACAGAACAACCAGTTGTGGATGCGCCCGATCAGAGTCCATAAAAAGAATAAGTAGCAGGCACCTAGGATGTGGTTCGGTCGAATATATTTGTTGGGTTAATATGATACGGCGGTGCTATATTAAAAGTAACAAAAAATACCATAGGTACGGAGGACGCGGAATCCGCGTCTGCGACCGATGGTTAGAACCAAACGGTCAGGGTTTTATAAATTTCCTCTCCGATATGGGCGAACGCCCATCCAAAGACTTGTCCCTAGACAGACACCCGAACAGAGACGGTAACTACGAACCAGGTAACTGCCGATGGGCTACCTTAACCGAGCAAAATAGAAACACTGCACGTAATGTATTTCTGACGCATGAAGGCAAAACACAATGCATTGCGGCATGGGCCAAGGAAGTAGGGATTGACTACGATACTATTTATGCTAGATTTCGGAAAGGGTGGGATATGACTAGAATTTTAGCACCTGTAAAGAAAAGAAAGAAACTATGAATACAGCAGAAGTATTAGACAAACTATGCGTCGAGACGCACGAGAGCAACCGTAAAGCCGGTTGGTGGGACCAAGAGTTCAATCCGTTAGTGGTGCCAACCAAGTTGGCATTGATCGTTAGCGAATGTGCGGAAGCTCTCGAAGGACATCGCAAAGGACTTAAAGACGACAAGCTCCCGCACCGGGAGATGGTCGCCGTCGAACTTGCTGACGTTTTGATCCGTGTATTCGATCTGGCCGGGTTCTTAGGCATACCTCTCGGCACGATCTTAGAAGAAAAGGCAGCCTACAACCAACAGCGACTTGACCACAAGCCCGAGAATCGGGCCAAGGTCGGAGGAAAGAAATACTGATGAAAACACTAATCACTTTTGTATCATTTGTGATACTATTCACAGCATCGGCTTCCGCCGATGACCGAATCCGTTTCCGCGATAGCCAAGGTCGAATCATCGCCACGGCTACCGTAAAGCAATCGACGATTCAGTTAAGGGACGCCCGAGGGCGTCTAGCAGGTAGCGTCACGGTGAAGGGAAATACGGCAACCGTGCGGAACGCACGCGGGCAGATAGGAAAGAAATAGCCGTGGAAGGACACCCACTTATACCCATGCAAGGGCATCAACCTACATTCGTTAGCGTTGATGCAGAAATCATACGCGAGGCAATAGTTGCGTGCGATACAGCCATTGAGAACACCCATGCGTGTTTGCAGTCGTTGAGATCACAAAATTCCTATCGAAACAAACGAGAGAAATTCGTTACCGAGTCATACGAGAAGGACTTGATTAGGCTTTCTTCTGTAAGGAATAAATTAAGGACATTGCTTGGGTGGCCTGAAGTATGAAACCAGCAACGCGAAGCGCATACCGCTTGTTCACGCAAGGGGCCATCGCCCTTTCGAAAATAGAATCCGAAGGGTTGCCGGTCAGTGTAGACAAACTTGCCGTAGCCCAACGCGAAGTCCAGGCTGAAATTCGCGAACGCGAATCCAAGCTCCGTAAGCATGAGTATTACGGAATCCAGCAGAGACGCTATGGTGCGGAATGCAACCTGAACTCCAGAGATCAACTGGGATGGGTTTTGTATGATTTTCTAAAGCTACCGGGAGCTAAGAAGTCAAAAAAGTCTAAGAAATACATCCTCGATGAGGATGCATTGCTACTTCTCGACTCTGACTACGTCGCTGAGTTTTTGCAGTTGCAAAAACTCTACAAGCTAAAAGGAACCTACCTCGATGCCCTAGAACGCGATTGCGTTAAGGGGCGGGTGCACGGGTTCTTGAACCTACACAACGTGAAATCATTCAGAGGTTCCGCAGACAGCCCGAACCTCAACAATCTGCCTTCCCGTAACAAGTCAGTCACTAAGTACGTCAAAGGATGCGTATGCCCCCCGGAAGGGTGGTACATAGTCGAAATCGACTACTCGGCTCTAGAAGTTCACGTAGCCGCCTGCTACCACAAAGACACAACGATGATCGATAACCTCGAAAGTGGTTTCGATATGCATTCGGCTACCGCGAAGCAGTGCTTCAAATATGATGATAACTGGGCTACCGAGAACAAGGCATTAGCCAAAACGCTGCGTACCGCAGCCAAAGGAGATGCAGTGTTCGGTTGGTTCTACGGCAACTACTACGTTGATGTGGCTAGGAGGTTATGGAAGACGGCAGGGAAGACTGGGATGCTGGAGCATCTCTCGTCGGTGGGCATCAAGCGACTGGGCATTGAGTTCGACGAAGGCGAACAGAAATGGGTGGCTAACATGGACAGTGACACCTTCGTCTCGCATATCAAGTCGGTCGAAGACGACTTCTGGGGCAAACGGTATCGGACGTATGCACAGTGGAAGAAAGACTGGTATCGGGAGTATCTGGCTAAGGGGTACTTTTACAACTTGACCGGATTCCTTTGGCGGGGCGTAGAGACACGGAATTTCATTATCAATGCCCCGGTTCAGGGCAGCAGTTTTCACTGTCTACTCCAATCCATTATCGATATCCAGAAGGAGATTGAGGAGAGGAAGATGCTATCGCGTCCGTTTATGGAGATCCACGATTCGCTCTTGGCCCTAGTGCCGAGAGCAGAGTTGCATGAATATGTTGGCATGGCCAGCGAGATTATGACAACCAAGCTCAGGAAAAAATGGCCTTGGTTGATTCTGGATCTAAAGGTAGAAGTAGAAGTCAGCGACGTTAGTTGGAGCGACAAAGTAGCTTACAGAGGAGATGAGAAGTGATGCCAACAAAAATAACCTGTAACCTAGAACCGTATACCGTCTGCTTCGGACCAACGAACACGGAGGAGTTAAAAAAAGACGCTCCGCGTCTCTTGGATGCCTTACAGGATATGCTGGAACTGCCCTGTGTAAACACAGGAATGGCCATGCGAGGGGAGGATCTCAAAGTCATATACAATGCCGTGAAACTTCTACGCAAGCATAGAGAGCTGCCATGAACCTACCCAAAGTAATCGGATTCTGCGGAAACCGGAATGCAGGAAAAGACGAGTGCTGCAAGATCCTGCATAAGAAATACGGCTTCACCGTTCGGGGCTTCAGTGATCCGGTTTACGAACAGCTAGCGATCCTAAATCCAGTCATACGAGTGAACGATCACGACGTTACTTATACATCAGAGGAATTTAACACAGCGGTGACAGTGTTCGGGGTCGATTACGTCAAACGTCATTCAGATGACGTTCGACGCTATCTACGGCTCCTCGGCACCGAATGCGGTCGCCGTTTCCACGGCGAAGACTGCTGGTTGAAGATCATGGATACCCGAATGCGACTCGACGAACGGACAGCGATCCAGGGCATCCGTTTCCCAAACGAAGTATCCTTCCTCCGCGCACAACCCGACAGCCTGCTGATATGCGTGCAAAGCACGCGAGAACAGCCGGCTGACCCGACACACGAATCCGAGGTAGCCATAGACCCCGTCAAGGAATCCGACTACATTATACGGAATGACGGTACGCTTCTAGACTTAGAAGCGGAACTAGAACGAGTAATTGATGCCTATTTGTTTTGGAGAGAGTATGCTTGAACTATACAAAAAATACCGGCCAAAGTCCCTCGATGCCGTCATCGGCCAAGCCGTTGCCGTTAGCCAGTTGAAGCAGTTCATCAAGGACAAGAACGTGCCTCACGTTCTCGGCTTCTACGGGGAGCCTGGCGTAGGCAAGACAACATTAGCCAGGATTATGGCAGCAGAGGTCGGTTGCACCGACCCTAGAAACATAATCGAGATGAACATGGGCCAGAAGACCGGTATCGATGATATCCGGTCGATACAGGACAACATGGCCTATAAGCCGCTCGGAGGCGGTCCTTGGGTGTATATTCTCGATGAGTTCCACTCATGCTCTAAGCAAGCGTTCCAGGGGCTTCTGAAGGTGTTTGAAGACACCCCGGCTTACGTCTACTTCTTCGTCTGCACCTCGCAACCGGAGAAAATCGACAAGGCGATCCGCTCGCGGATCACTGGCATGCCGTTAGCTAATTTAACTACTGCCGAATTAGTGAATCTAATGCAACGCGTTCTAGAGACGGAAGCCCGAGCTAACGACTTTTCTGGAGAGACGCTACAGGTAATTGCCTCTTCCGCACAAGGCTCGGCACGCCGAGCATTAGTGCTACTGGAGCAATGCATCGCAGCCGGCTTCGAATCCGAATCCGTGAAACGGATCTGTGCTATCGACAGCGATGAATCTCACGACCTGTTTCCCATTTGCAAGGCGATCATGTGGCCGGGCAAGGAGTCTTGGGAGAGCCTCTACACCGACTACCTATCCAAGATGACGGACGACGAAGTCGAGACTGCCCGGTGGATGCTGCTGCGGTACGCAGCGACTTGCATGAAAGAGGGCAAAAACGCCGCCAGGGCGGCGAAAGTCATCACGGCAATGAAGAATCCGTTCTTCGATTCAAAAAAACCGGGATTTTTAGCAAATTATTACCTTGCTTGGGCAAGTAGGTAGCTATAGTATTACCGTTAGCCCATGACCAACCTAGTCCAAGAGGATTGATACAATGACGAAAACAGTAGATTTAGATCTTACCGTAGACAAGTTACCTGAAGCTCTCTCGTCGCTAGCTAGCGACACAGGAGCATGGGAATCGTCTCTTGCAGATGACCTGTACAAGTTACACAAGGCCGAACAAGCCTTGGGCTTGTTCAAGGCCCAGTTGGAAATGAAGGTGCGTGCCGCACCAATTGAATACGGGATTGCGAAAGTCACAGAGGGAGGCATCGCCTCCCGAATTGAATGTGATGCTCAGGTGGTTGCGTTGACAGATGCAGTCATCGAGGCTAAACTTGCCGTGAACGGCACAAAAGCTATTGTTAACGCACTCGACGTTAAACGAAGCGCCAGTAAGTATTTGGCCGAACTGGTGATTCGTGGATTTACAACCGGCCAATACGGAGTTGACTCGGATGAGTAACGAATTTGATGATTTGAATTTGGAAGGCGAACTTCCTCGTATGGGAGGAGGACAGAGCTATTACCCTGTCGATATTCCCAAGGATCGCCGATGGAAGGTAGACAAGGCGGGTTTGGTTCAGTTGGTGGTCGTGCCTTACGTCACGACGAACTCCCCACGGACGGAACCGGGAAAGTTGTACTACACACGAGATTGCTACCTGCACCGGGATCTGGGACCAGATCGCAAGAACCGCTACTTCGATTGTGTTCAGACGTTCGGCGAGAAATGTCCTATCGAAGACTATCTTCGGTCGCACAACATCAAGAAACGCGCACAGCGTTTGGGGATGTTCAACGTCTTTGTTATCACTTACGACGACACGCCCGTAGAGAAGTTGCTGGTACTCGATCACTCGTACCGCAACTTCACCGAAGAACTGATGAAGGCCGCCGTCAACAAGGCGAAGCGCCCGAATCAACAGCATGCTAAGGCTTTCATGCATCCGACTGAAGGTAGCATCATTACCTTCAACTGGGAAGCTGCCAGCTTCGAGGGTAAGACGTTCTATAAGGCTACGTCGTTTGATTTCGACAAGCACGGCGGCTCGATCACCTTATCTACCGGTAAAACGGTGAAGGTATCGGATCTTATCAAGGATGCCGTTGACCTCGATGCTTGCCTGAAGAAGCTACCGTATGACGAGGCTAAGAGTCGATTTATCGACTGCTCGCCAATGGCAGCAGCAGGACAGAGCAAAGCGGTTCAGGCCGCTAAGGAAGAGGCTGTGGCGGCTATCGCCACAGCCGACGACTCGGCACCGTTTGACGCGGACTGGGATAAGTAGTACAACTGTGTGAGTTGTGTGTTGGTGGGTTGAGCCGCCTGCTTAGGAATAGGCAGGCGGCTTTTTTTATCGAGGAAATTATGGAAAAGAAATACGTTGTGGTGGCTACAGGTGCTCGGCTAGAGAAACGCCCTGATATGTTCTATTGGAAGGGTAAGTGGTTTCCTGGGCTAGTGGACGACAAAGCACTCTACGACGATCCGGAAGACAGCTTTAATAAACACGTCCATATCCCAACTGCCTTGGAACAAGGCTTAATCAGACTGGTAGAGGAAAACAATGGCTAAGAAATCAAATATCGAACAACTAGAAGACGCCGTCGCCGCGATGCCGTCCACGACGGCACTATCATCCCCAGACCTGAGCCTCGGATGCGACGTGATGGATCTCCACGTCTCCGGCCAGATCGGTAAATCCGTATCGCCGGGCATGTTTGTCTGGTTGCACGGGGATTCCGGCAGCGGGAAATCCTTTCACGCCAAGATGCTAATGGCGGAGGCGGCGAACTCGCCGCTCTACGCCGATCATCGCTGCGTCATATTCGACGGGGAGAACGGGTCGAACTTCAACTGCGAGAAGTTTTTCGGATCGAAGCTAGCTGCGAAGCTAGAGGCGATGGAAGCAAAGAGCTTAGATCACCTCTACGATGCGTTAGACGAGATCATCAAGACTCCTTCTGTAATCGTGGTCGATTCCTTCGAAGCATGGCTACCGGCGTCGGCGATCAAAAAGATCGGAGAGGACAGCAAGAAACGGGCAGAGGATAAAGATCCAGACGGCTCCTACGCAATGGAGCACGGTAAAATCCACTCTAACCGCTTGCGGTTACTAGTGCCGAAGCTAGTTAAGACTAATTCTATCTTGATAGGAATTAGTCAACACCGAGATAACGTACAGAAAGCCAACCCCTACTCACCGAAAGACGTTGTACCGGGCGGACGGGCTATCAAGTTCTGGGCTCACGTAGAACTCGAAACCAAGTTAAAGACTAAGATCGAGAGGGAAATCAACGGAAAGAAAGTCCAAATTGGGGACGACGTATCTGTCAAGGTACATAAGAACCGGGTGAATGGGATGAAGCTAATATTCGACGAGGAGTTCTACCCGACTCACGGGATCGACAATATCGGCAGCTCTCTTAAGTGGCTGGTCGATAATAAGTACATTACCGGCGGACGGTACAAGATACCGGAGCTGTTTGGAGAGAAGACCTACTACCGAGAAGAGTTGATCTCTCGCATCGAATCTGAAGATAAGGAAGCACAGCTTCAGGATCTCCTGACAGCCAGCTTCACGGACTACATGAGCCAAATGCAAGTAATTCGGAAAAACCGCTATGAATAAACCTTTTATCCTTATCGACGTGAACAATCTGGCACACAGAGCCTTGTTTACTGTCGGCGATTTGACGCACCCTGATGACCCTACCCGTTTCACGGGTGCTCTCTTCCAGATATGGAAGACCTGCGAACAGCTAGAACGGCGGTTCGATACTTGGAATCTCGCATTCTGCTTCGATTCTAAACACAGCAAACGGAAGGAATTGTACCCGGAATACAAAGGCAACCGGGAAGCCAAGCGAGCCCAAGAGAGTCCTAGTGACGCTGAGAAGCGTCAGGGGATGTATCAGCAAATCGATCAGCTTCCTGGCCTATTGCACATGATGGGTGCTAAGAACCTTCTGATGCAGAGAGGCTACGAAGCCGACGACATGATGGCGGCAGCCATCCAAAAGCATCCGGAATTAGAATTTGTAATGGTATCGTCCGATAAAGACTTGTATCAATGCCTAAAGCCGAATGTTCGGCTCTATAATCCGGTTAAGGGTAATCTCTACACCGAAGTCGATTTCATTACGGAATGGGACATTCCGCCGGTACAGTGGGCAAGTGCTAAGGCATGGGCAGGATGCGACAGTGACAATGTGCCCGGCTTGCCGGGCGTTGCGGAGAAGACCGCCTGCAAATGGCTACGGGGTCAAATAAAGGAAGAAAATTCCAAATACAAGACCTTTGTAGACAACTTATCGGTCTATAGTAAGAACATGCCGCTGGTATACTTGCCGCTCAAGGGTGCGGAGATCAAACCTTTGGTCGAGCAGACCAGTAGGATTCAATGGTTGCGACTAGCCGATAACATCGGCGCTTATTACGAATTAGGAATGCCTAGCTATGAATGAGAAGAAACGGCTGAAGGAAATCATCCGAAAGCAGGATGAAATTAAACTGAAGGCACAGGTTCGCCGGAACCTACGCATTTGGAATAAGCTGGAGAAAAAACAACAGCCTCGGCCACAGATGATTACGCACGTAATGCGTATCAAGGACCGGCACTTGCTTCAGTTCCTTTGCGGTACGCTGAGTGAGCGTAACCACGCTCGTTATGCTGCCATGTACCGGCGGGAGATGATCGAGCAAATGGTCGAGGAGCGACCTCTGGTTAAGGCGAAGTGGGAGTCCATTAACAATGGCTAAAGGGCATGGCAAGGGTGGCCAGTTTGAAAGAGACGTGTGCCGCGAAATCTCGCTGTGGTGGAGCGACGGAACTAATGATGATTGGTTCTGGAGATCCAGTCAGTCGGGCGGTAGGGCTACCCAACGGGCTAAGAACGGGCAGACCACAATCAATGCAGCAGGTGATATTGCCGCCCAGTGCGGCGAGGCTCAAGTGCTGCTGGATTACACGACTTGGGAACTGAAGCGAGGCTACCCCAGAGTTAGCGTAGCGGATCTCTATGAAAAGACTTCTGGAGGCTTCTGGGACTTTATCGATCAGGCCAAGAAATCGGCATCCCTCGCTGGTACTCCATATTGGGCCGTCATCCACAAACGGGATCGCCGGGACGCCGTAATCGTGATGCCGGCGGCAGCCCTGGGATTAGTCAGCGACTTCGGCGAAGAATCGCCGGAAGACGCCCTGATAGCGCATAATTACCACCTGTTCCTAACGGACCCCTCGCTCAAAACACTACTCAAATCTGCGATTGAAAATGGAAGACGATAAGCCTTTTTGTGTTATAATGCGAATACCCAAGCGGGAGTCAACCGCTTGGGTATTCTAACCACATAAAATAAGGTAGTATTTCAGATGGCTACATACATTGTAATCCATTCCGTTCGCGTTGCAACGGAATTTGTTCCTGCGACTACACACCGTTTGACAACTATCGGTCCTAAATTCATTTTACCCAGACGTGGACAAGACAGATCTTTCCAAGTATGCCAATGCGAATGCGGGAACATCCTAGTAGTGGAGACTAGTTCGCTTGTCTCGCGGAACACTAAAAGCTGCGGCTGCCTCAAAAGGGATGTAACAATAGCAAGGACGACCAAACACAGAAAAAGGCATCTACCAGAATATTCTATATGGCAAAATATGCTACAAAGATGCACGAACCCGAACAGAAACGGATATGCAGACTACGGAGGACGCGGAATCCGCGTCTGTGACCGATGGCTAGACCAGGAAAAAGGTTTCCTGAATTTCCTAGAGGACATTGGATTAAGACCTACCGATAAGCATTCGATAGATAGAATAGACGTGAATGGCAACTATGAGCCGGGTAACTGTAGGTGGGCTACTGACTGGGAGCAAAGCCGCAACACAAGACGTAACCGCAATTGGACAATTGACGGCAGGACGCAATGCAAAGCGGACTGGGCTGCGGAAAAAGGCATCAATAAAGGAACCTTAGAGGAAAGACTACGAAGAGGATGGTCGGTGGAAAGAGCTTTGAATACACCAGCGAACACAGCGTTCAGGAAAAAATAGGTAACAACGATGCAAGATGACAAACCTTCGTTAGCATGCTATGCGCACTATCGCGAGGCCCAAATGGTCGATCTCCCCGGTATCGAGGAGTTCGACCATTTGTTCTCCGAAGCCCCGAAAACCCGTAGATGGTGGGCATCGAAGCTAGATGTTGAGGATGAACGCAACCGGTACATAGTTGTAGTCGCCGTACACGGCGCTACCAACAACATCGTCGGTGTAGTGGTCGCGGCGGTGCTTAACCGCCCCGTGATTCGGATAGCCCGAATCCTTATTCACCCAGAAGTACGTCGTAACCGTATCGGCACCCGAATCCTATTGCCGCTCTACGCAACCGGCAACTTACACGGCATCCAGGAATACGAAGCCGATGTTCCAGAAGACTACACCGAGATGCAGTTGTTTTTCCGGTCGCTCGGCTTTATGGCCGAGCTTCCTATAAAAACGAACAAGTATCCCGAACTTGAGAATGGCAACGCCATTACTTTCCGCTGGAGCCCTCCCGATGAAGTTCGTTAGAGCCGATTTGCTACGCACGCTGGAAGCGTGTTCGCTGGG